TTGATATTACCTCAAGCGTTTCGGGAACATCACGAACATATCAAGCAAATGGTCATTTTAGGGGAATAACCGCAGTCAGTGAAACCGCTTCCCCTTCAAAAAACAGTCTTATCGTTTCTTTATCTGGTGTCGATCAAACCTATATTTCTATAGTACTCAATGAAAATATTATAAACAGTGATGTATTTATTTACAGGGGTTTTTTAGACGCAAACCAAGCACTAATAGCAGACCCTTTTCTCTTGTTTTATGGAACGATAGATGAATTTAAAATTACAGATAATACAAACACAGCCACATTGAGTTTAAATGTCACGTCACATTGGGGAAACTTCTCAAAGAAAAGCGGTAGAACAACTTCTGATAATTCACAAAAAAGGTTTTTCTCTAATGATAAAGGCATGGAATATTCCGCACTAAATCTAGTAGATATCAAATGGGGTAGGGAATGAGTAGCGTTCATTTATATCAAGCAGAAAAAAAAGATTTTGATATGATTTATGAAATGCTGATGGAGTTCAAAGAAAGTGAGCTATTTGATAAAAAACTTCCAGAAGTTGACAAGCCAAAACTTACACTATTCATCAACACTATTTTAGAAAAGGGTAGAGTAATTTTTGCTAAAGATTTAGATTCAGAAACAATTATGGGGTTGTGTATGTTTCACAAGGCTGAATATTGGTTCAGCAAAGATAAGCTAATGAATATCCATGTTTTGTACGTCAGAAAGCAATATAGGACGTATAACTTAGTGAAAGTGATAGTAGATTCTGTTAAAAATGTGTCAGAAGGCTTACCGATGTTACTATCAATAAGTACAGGTCTACACAAAGACCCAGTATTTGAGAGATTAGGGTTTGAAAACATGGGAAGTAATTGGAGAATGTTTTAAATGTGCGGTTTCGTTGAAGATGTATTTGATTTTGTAGGCGATGTAATAACCGAAACAGTCGATTTTGTTGGTGATGTCGTAACGGGTGTAGTTGACGTTGTTGTAGACGTTGTTGACGAGGTTATAAGTTGGGTAGTACCACAGCCAGAAATTCCAGAGTTTTCAGAGGAGTTTGAGGAACAACAGGCAAGAGGAATCTTAGTTAATAAATTCACAGCTAATTCAAGTATTCCTGTAGTTTATGGAACTAGAAAAGTCGGTGGCAATGTAGTTTTTGTAGAAACGTCTGGAACAGACAATCAATATCTTTACATGGCTGTTGTTCTTAGTGAAGGGGAAATCGACAGCGTTCAAACACTTTTTGTAAATAATAATGAAGTTACGCTAAGTGGAGCATTGACCGATGGCACACAAAGAACAGTGGCTAGTTCCGATAGTAACTTTTTCGACACAGAAAATTCTAATAGTTTAATAACAGTAGAAGCACATCTAGGAACAGATACACAAACGGCATCGCCTTTACTAGATGAACTACAGTCATGGACTACAGACCACAGGCTTAGAGGGTTAGCATATCTTGCCCTTAGATTCGAATGGAACGCTGACAAATTTGGTGGATTACCAAGAGTGCAAGCAACAATAAAAGGTCGTAAAGTATATAACCCTAATTTAGACACAACTGTAACTGGTGGAAGTGGTAGCCATAGAAAAGACACAAGTACAACATGGGAATATTCCGACAACCCAATCTTACAGCTATTAGATTATTTGAGAAACGATAGATTCGGAATGGGTATAGCTAATAGTTATTTTGATAGTAACTTTGCAGATTGGCAGACTGCCACAGATGTTTGTGATGCAGATATTACGCCTTTTAGCGGTGCAAGTGCGATAGACCTTTTAGATAGTCATATAGTGGTTGATACATCCAGAAAAGCTATAAATAACGTCAAAGAATTTGTCAAAGGCTCACGTTCTTATCTCAACTTTTCTGGTGGTAAGTATAACGTCTTAGTTGAAACAACAGGCACAGCATCAATTACACTTACAGAAGATAACATAATAGGTGGTATTACTGTTCAAAGTAAAAACAAAAACTCACGATATAACAGGGTTATTGTTACTTTTGTAAACCCCGATAAAAACTTTCAGACCGATACAGTACAATTCCCACCAGTAGACGAAACAGGTTTAGATTCGGCAGACCAACACGCAACTATGAAAGCAGAAGATGGTGACTTACTTTTAGAGGGTCGTTTTGATTACACAATGCTTACAAACCCCCATCAAGCACAGGAAATGGCAGAAATAATTCTAAGGCGGTCACGTTCAAGTTTAGATATATCTCTTAGAGCCGATGGAACAGCATTAGACTTAGCGGTTGGGGATATAGTAAATATTACCCATGCAACCCCTGCTTTTTCGGCAAAACCCTTTAGAGTGCAAAGAATATCAATAAATGCTGACCATACTGTAAGTATTCAATGTTCAGAGCATCAAGATAGCTTTTATGCGTTTGGTCTACAATTAGCACCGCCAGATATACCAGATACAACACTTCCAAACCCTTTTAATGTGCAAGCACCTGCAATAACAGTCACCGATGAACTTAGAGTGCTGAATGAAGAAGCCATAAGTGTGTTGGTGGTAGAAGCCACAACCGCAGATTTATTCGCGACAGATTTTGAAGTACAGGCGAAAAAAAGCACAGATACCAACTTTATTAACTTAGGAAAAGCGAGTGGGCGTAGATTTGAACTTATAAATGTTGAAGATGATGCGATTTACAATGTAAGGGCAAGAACAGTTAGCTCTATTAGTCGGTCTGTATTCACAACAGCAACACATCAGATTATAGGTAAAACCGCACCGCCAGAAACAGTAACAAACTTTTCAATAAATATAATACAAACAGAAGCACATTTATCATGGACACCAGTAGGGGATTTAGACTTATCACACTACAGAATAAGACACTCAAGAGATACTTCAGCGAGTGCAACTTATGCAAACTCAGTTGACTTGATTGCCAAAGTGTCAAGGCCTGCTAATACAGCCGTTGTTCCTGCAATGACAGGCACATATTTTATCAAGGCGGTGGATAAACTAGGGAATGAGTCACTTGATTCAACATCTTCTGTGGCGATTATAGAAAACATAAAAGACCTCAATGCGGTGGCTACATCGACTCAAAACCCAACATTTTCTGGAGCAAAATCAAATGTCGTTATTGTGGATAGTAATTTAAGACTTGCTACAAGTGTTTTATTCGATAGCGGTGCAGGAAATTTTGATACCACAGGGGGGTTATTTGATGGTGGTGGCGGTAAAGTATCGGCAAGTGGCACGTACGATTTTGATAATGTGGTAGACCTTACGGCTGTTTTTACAAGTCGAGTAACCGCAAATGTAACCATGACTAGAATAGATTTTGGTGTGCAGTTTGATGATGCAACAGGCAACTTTGACGATAGAGAAGGTTTGTTTGATGGGGATGCAAATGAGTTTGGTGATACAAATTGTGAATTACAAATAGCAACAACAGAAGATGACCCTGCTAGTGGAAGTGCAACATTTACAGCGTTTCGCAAGTTTTTTGTCGGTGATTACAAGGCAAGAGGTTTTAAATTTAGGGCATTGCTTACGTCAACAGATTCCGAAGCTACCCCTAGCGTTAGTGCTTTGTCTGTAACTGTAGATATGCCAGATAGAATAGTAGCAGAAAACGATATAGCGAGTGGCACAGGTACAAAAGCGATAACATTCAGTCCTGCATTTAAATCACTTCAAGGTGTAGGAATTTCAGCACAGAACTTGGCGAGTGGGGATTTCTATGCTATAACAAGTAAAAGTGCTACTGGTTTCACGATACAATTTTTCAATAGTGGCGGTTCTGGAATAAATAGAACTTTCGATTATGTAGCAAAAGGGTTCGGTGAATTAGTAACATAAAGGAGAAAAGATGGCACAACACGACTACGTTATAGACAACCAAACATTCCCCAACACAAGGTCAGATATTAATAGTGTTTTACAGGCGATTGTTTCGGTAAATAGTGGGTCTTCAGCACCTAGCACGACTTATGCTTATCAACTATGGTACGACACAGGGAATAATATTCTTAAAATTAGAAACGCTGATAACGATGCTTTTATAAATTTATTTACCTTTAATCAAACAGCCGATACAGCCGAAGTTTCCGCAGGGGGTGGTGCAGGTTTTTTTCAAGGCGATAACGGCAACCAAGGTGACACAACAAATGGGAAGAAAGACATATTTAGAACCCATGAACAGGAACTAAACACGAATACAACAATAGCGTCTGGAGATAACACAGGCTGTTTTCATAGCCTTTCAATAGCTTCTGGCATAACATTAACAGTTAGTGGAAATCTGGTGATAGCATGAGTTCAACAATAAAAGTCAATAATATACAAAATCTAGCAGGTGATGATAGCGGTTTTGACCTATCAACAAATGATGTAGTTGCTGTAAAAACAGCTAACACAGAGCGTATGAGAATAGATGCAAGTGGCAACGTGGGTGTTGGCACGACATCACCTGATACTCCTCTAACAATAGATGGAGGTTCTACAGATAATACTGTTGCTCATTTTAAATCGGGTTCTGCAAATACATATATAAAGCTGTCAGATAGTAATACATCAAATGGTGTTTTTGTTGGTGCTACAACTGAAGATTTGACGCTTTGGTCAAATAATACAGAACGCATGAGGATTGATAGCACTGGGAATAAGATTATGAATCCTGCTTCCACTTCATCACAAATATCAGCAGGAACACATAGTGGAAGTTTTTTTGCACCTGCAGGACAATATGAAAGTTGTAGGGCAACATCATCAACTAGCACTCATGTGACTTTTAGAAATACAAATGGAAGTGTTGGTACTATCAAAACAAGTAGCTCAAGCACATCATATAACACAAGCTCAGACTATCGCATTAAAGAAAACGTAGTTACGGATTGGGATGCAACTACAAGACTTAAACAACTCAAGCCAAGTAGGTTTAATTTTAAGGTAGAAAAAGATACTACAGTAGATGGCTTTATTGCACATGAGGTATCAAGTGTAGTGCCAGAAGCTATTAGTGGGGAAAAAGATGAAGTCGATAAAGATGGAAACCCAGAGTATCAAGGCATAGACCAAAGCAAACTTGTGCCACTTCTCACAAAAGCACTACAAGAAGCAGTAGCAAAGATAGAAACACTTGAAGCCAAAGTAACAGCACTGGAGGGTAAATAATGTCAGAAATAAAAGTAAACAGCGTTGTTAACTCTACAGGCGATAATGATAGTGGACTAGATTTAGCTACAAATGATATTGTTAAGGTAAAGACCGCTAATAATGAACGTATGAGAGTGGATGCCAGTGGAAACATACTGTTCAACAAAACAGCTTTAAATAATACTGATGTCGGAGCTAGGTTTAACGTAGGTGGAGATGCTTCTTTTGTAAAAGATGGTGGTGCTTGTCTTAAAATGAATAGGACATCTAGTCATGGTGACGTTATAGAAATATTAAACGACAATACTAGTGTAGGTGCTATTGCGACTGACTCAAGTGTGTTTAAATTTTATGGTGTTTTTTCTGGTGGTGCAGGACTAGGTATTTATTCAAATCGTTCAGTAAGACCTTTAGATAGTTCTGGTGATGCGTCAGATAATGATTGTGACCTCGGACACTCTTCACAAAGATACGCTACTTTATTTGCAGGCACACCTTCAATAAACACTTCAGATGAAAATGAAAAACAAGATGTAGAAGTATTTTCAGACGCAGAAATGAAAGTGGCAAAAAAGATATCGTCATTATTTAAAAAGTTTAAATATAAAGATGCGGTAATTGCAAAGGGCGATGATGCAAGAGTGCATTCTGGTGTTATAGCACAAGAGATAGAAAAGGTATTTAAGGAAGAAAAGTTAGATGCTAGTAATTATGCTTTTTGGTGTAAAGACACATGGAAAAATGATGATGGCAAAGAGCAAACAAGATACGGCATAAGATATAGTGAGTTATTATCTTTTATCTGTGCTTACAACGATCAAAGGTTTGCTTCTATAGAAGCAAGACTAACAGCATTGGAGGGTAAATAAATGAGTACACTAACAGTAGGAACAATATCAGAAAAAGTCACTGATGCAGGGGTTGCGGTTGATGGTGTAACACTGAAAGATGGGGGTGCAACTTTTACAAGTGCGGTGGGTGTAACTGGCAACACAACAATTACAAGCGGTAATTTAGTTATTGGAACATCTGGAAATGGCATAGATTTTTCAGCCGTTAGTGGGTCAGCAAGTGGTTCATCGTCAGCTTTACTGGATGACTACGAGGAGGGAACATTCACGCCTACCTTTCAATCTGTAAATTTAAGTGGAACAACATTTACTTCTCAAACAGGGAAGTATGTTAAAGTAGGAAAGTTAGTTTTTTGTAATGTTGCTATTGTAGTGGGTTCTGGACTAGATACCTCAGACAACTCTGGTGTTACTGTTAGAGATTTTCCTTTTACAATTGATGACACAACTGAGTCTGGATTAGTAACATTAGGTAGGGAAGTGGATTTACTTAATGGTAAAGAGGACACCTTTAGAAATGCAAGATTTACAAGCATAAGTGTGTTACTTATGGAAGGACAAGCTGACAACATTCAATATTTAAATTGTAGTAGTTCTGGCACTCTACAACTATCTGTAATGTATATGGCAACAGCATAAAAATTTATTTAAGTGAGGTAAAAATGGCAATAACAAAAGAAGAAGTACAAGACAAATTTGAAGTTGTAGGTGACTTCAAACACATACAAGTAAGAACCGCGACAGTAATAAAAGAGGATGGTAAAGAAATATCAAGGTCTTATCATCGCCATGTGGTATCACCAGACAGCGATAGTTCAAAAGAAAGTGCAGATGTCAAAGCAATGGTCAAGCAATTTCACACAGACGAAGTAAAAAAAGCTTATGCAACCCATTTAGCTAATCAAGAGTAAAAATGACGAAAGCAGATATAAACGCAATACTTATGGAACTTAGCGTTCTTAAAAACGATATGTATCATTTTAGACAAGACATGGAGCGTAGGGTTTCACGACTAGAGAGAATAGTTATTTCAATAACCGCCTTTTATGTATTGAGTTCATTTGGGGTTATCTTCAACACCATAGTGCTATAAATTGACTACAGGGGGGTTTGTAAATGTTTG